CGCATACCCTGGGCCGATCCGCAACGCGACGGGGTGATCTATCTGGGGGGGATTTGCCTGTCCTTCCTGACCGGGGCGGTGCCGCACCGGCCGGGGTTTTTCGTGACCTCCGCATTCGGGGGAGGCAAATCGACCATCAGCCGGTTGGCGGCGCTGCTGACCGATGGCCAATATCTGCGCAATTACAGCGAGGCGCGCATCCGCGATGATGCGGTGGAGCGGCGCGGGGCCAGCCTGATCGTGATTGATGAGGCGGAAAAAAAGGCGGGTCCGGACAGCCAGGAAAAAATCCTGCCCATCGTGGAGATTGCCCGCCATGCCTATGACTGGGCCGGGGGGACGTTCGGGCGCGCGGGTGGGGGCAGCACCGGCATTATCCATGCCAATTTCATGTTTTTCGGCATCGATCCGCCGCACATGGACAACCAGGATATCAGCCGCTTTCCGACCCTGCGTTTAAAACCGTTGGAGGCGGGACCGGAAGAGATATTGGATTTTGAGGGGCATAAGCAGCGCATCAGCACCTATGGCGGGGCTATGCGACGGCGCATGCTGGATGGCTGGCATCGCATGGGCGATCTGCATGGGCGGTTCCGCCGTGCCCTGTTGCTGGCGGGGCATGACACGCGCGGGGCCGATGTGTTCGCGGCATTCCTGGCCTGTGGGACGTTGCTGAAATTCGGGGGGGGTGCGATGCCCGATACATTCGTGGCGCGCATGGTGGCGCGCTTCGCGCCCGATAACATGACCAATGCCCAGGAATTCCGCGACCCGGCCGAGAGCTGCCTGAACCGGTTGCTGACCAGCTATAACCCCGAATGGCATTCGGGCACGCAGGAGCTGATCGGGGAGATCGTAACGGCTGCCCTGCAGGCAAGCCATGTTCCAACCGACCCGTCCCACACCAAGCTCCGCCGGTTGGGGCTGGCGTGGCGGGAGGTGGATTGCGGCGACGCAGGGACGTTCCAGCACCTCGCGGTAGCCTATGAGTGGGAGGCGCTGCGCAAGCTGTTTCACGCCTCGGTCTGGGATCATGGCGGCTGGAAAGCCGCGCTCCTGAAACTGCCCCCGCATGTGATGATCAGCGGGGCGGTGCTCGGCCCCCGCCGCAGTAGCGAGCCGATACGGTTCGGTCGGGGCTCATCCAGTGCCGCAACCTGCCGGGCGGTGCTGATCCCGGTCCACATCATCAACCGCTACCTGTCGACGGAATCGGCCGATACTCCCCCCGCACCCCCCTCTGCGGGTTGGGATGGGTCCGCCTCCGGCGACCCGCTGGATGGGGATGGGGCATGATCATGGCGCCCATGTCCCGTTTTAGGGCTGCCTGTCCCGCCCCTGTCCCGCCCTGCGGGTCAGGCCGAAACCCAGGCATTTCCTGGGGTTGCGGGCCTCCTGTCCCGGTTGTCCCGGTTTCGCCGGATTAGCGGCCTCGGATGGGCATGCACGCGCGCACGCGCCTCACACATCTTCTTCTTATTCTTAATATCGGGACAGGATTAATATAATGGCTCAACCCCGCCGTATCGCTGGTGTCCCGGTGCTGACCCGGTCCTGTCCCGTTTTGCCCGAAACCGGGTCAGAGATCGTAAGGGCCAAGGTCGAGGCGGAATTTATGCGCCGTGCGGACCCCGATAGCGTGGCGCTGGTATCAACCGGCGTCGCCAGGGTCGAAGACGGGAAGGTCTTGCGGCTGCGGGTCGATGGGGATGGGCGGGAATACTGGATTACCGATCCGGAATTGACGCTGGGTTGGCGCGCGGGGCTGGCGCTGGATACCAGGGCGGAGATCATAACCGGGGTGCGCGTGCTGCTGCGCGACCACGGCCGCCGCTATCTGCGCATGCCCCGTGCCCAGGTGGATCGGTTCGAAGGGCAGCTCCGCTCCTGGGCCGGGCTGCGCATCCCCGATGATGACCGGGCCGATATGGCGGCGGCGCGTTATGCGCTGGGCCTGTCGGACCAAACCGATGGGCGATGGACGGAAGCCGACGAACGGTCGTTCGCGCTGATGGAAGGCTGGATTGGCGCCCTGCCGGATGATCAGCGCCGCGCCGTGATGGCGGTCGGGGTGCGCGGCATGTCGCTGCGCAAGGCGGCCAAGGCGTTCGATCTGGGGGGCAAGACCTGGGTTGCCCGCCTGCTGGATCGGGGCTGCGATGCGCTGGAAACCGCCATTCGCGAGCATGCTGAAAAAAATCTGAAATAGGGGGTGGACAGTTTCGCCGGAATCACGGCCCGAATATGGGACTGTTGGATAACTGGGCCTCGGGGCAACCCCCGGGGCCTTTTCCATTTCCGGGGTTCGGTCGGCTCTGGCTGCTGACGTGCGAGGGTGCCATGCCGGTAATCCTGAAGGTCGGGGTTGATATGCAGCCCGCCGATGATCTGCTGAAGCGCCTGAAACCACGCGATGTTGGTCGCGCCCTGTCCCTGTCGATCAATGATTCCCTGCGCCAGACGGTAAAGTTCGGGGCAGGGGTTGGCGCGGCGGCGGCGGGCGTGCCGGTATCATCGGCCCGCAAGCGGTTCTTCGTGGACCGGGCCAGCCCCTCGCGTCCCGAAGGTGCCGTGCGGGTCAAGCATCAGGCGCTTAACCTGATCAACTTCATGGCCGGGGCGCGTCCACCGAAAGCCAAGCCGAAGAAGGGCGTGCGAGCCAAGGCCTGGGGAAAGTCGAAGCTTTACAAAGGGACGTTTACGGCCCCCGCATCCGAAAGCGGGCGGGTAATCGTGTGGCACCGGACGGATGTTAAGCGCATTGCGTCCAAGGGCAGATATAAGGGCAAGCTTCGAGAGGTGATCGAACCCGTTTGGGGGCCATCGATCTATCAGGTGCTGAAGGAAACCCGCGCGATGGAACGGATCGAGGCCCACGGCCTGTCACGCATGCGGGCAAACCTGCTGCGCCAGGTGGATCGCATCCTGCGCCGGCGGGCTATCGGCATCAAATCGGGTCGGGCGTAGTGGGGTTGGGGTAGGGCTCATGGGTCCTTCCCCCTGTTCCCAAAGCCTGCGGGCAATGTAACCGCGGGGTTTCTCACGAATGAGGGGGTTCGCAAGAGCCTGAACAAACTGAACAAATAGCGTTCAGGGGACTGAACATGAACGTTCAACAGGTGGTGACAAAGGCGGAATTCGCAAGAATTCTGGGCGTGGGCCGCAGTGCCGTCGCCCATCACCTGCCCAAGCTGTCGCGTGAGGCCAAGCCGTTCGTCAACGGCAAGGAGATGATCGACGTTGCCCGCGCCAAGGCCGAGCTGAACCAGACTACCGACATGGTGCAGCGGTCGGTCAATGGCCAGATGGATTTGTCGCCCGCGGGGCCGACGGATGGTGCGGCCCCGGCGCCGGCCCCGGTGCTGCCGATTGGCGGGGTTGATGCCGAATACAAAGCGGAACGCCTGCGTAAAATTCAGCGCGAGAATGCCGAGGGTGATCTGGCCCTGGCGGAGCGCGCCGGGACCCTGACCCCGGCCGACCGTGCGCGCACGGCGTTCGCCCGCGCCATGGGTGATGTGCTTCAGGCATTCGATGCGGCAATTCCCGATTGGGCGGCGCGGATCGCCGGCGCGGTGCCGGGCGCGGATGTTCGCACCGTGACGCTGGAACTGCGGGCTGGCCTGCGTGAGACGCGCGCCCGGCTGGCCAAGGTGCAGGCGGCACGGGCGGATGGCCTGCCGCAGCTGTTCGAGGTGGAGATTGCGGGGCAGGGCGCGGATGACGATCACCCGATGCCGGCGGCGGCGGAGTAGACCATGGGCATGATGCTGGCCAACCCTGAGCGGATCGTGGCGGAAGCCCTGGCCGCCGCGCTGACCCCACCCCCGCCGTTGGACCTGAACCGCTGGGCGGAAGAAAACGTGGTGTTTGGGAGGGAGTCTCCCCGTCCGGGGCCGTATACAACGGATGCGTATCCCTGGAACCGCAGGATCCTGGAAGTGCTGCAGCCGGATCACCCCGCGCGCGAGGTGGCGCTGCGCGGATCGGCGCAGTTCGGCAAGACGGTGGTGGCTCTGGTGTTCACCTGCGGAACGGCAGCGGTCGAGGGCGGATATCTGCTGTACACCCATCCGCAGGAAGACAACGCCAAGCGGTGGGCAAAGACGAAGCTGCGCCCGATGTTGCGCCAATCCACAGCGTTGCGGAGCGTCTTTGGCGAGGTTGACGACAATTCGCTGTCCTACATCGCGCGACGCGACGGGCAGGGCGCGATCCAGATTTCGGGCGCCCGGTCGGAATCCAGCCTGTCGATGATTTCGGTGTCGGCCCAGGTCCAGGACGATCTGGCCAAATGGGAGGATAACAACGCCGGCGATCCGGAAATGCAGGCGGATAGCCGGTCGGATGGGTTCCCATTCGCAAAGAAGTTCAAGGTTTCCACCCCGATGGTGGCGCCGGGCTGTCGCATCACGCGTGCATTTTTGAAGGGAAGCCAAGAACACTGGCATGTGCCCTGCCCGCATTGCGGACACCACCAGCCGCTGACCTGGGACAATTTCCTGGACAATCTGCGCGAGGAAAACCCCGATGCGGCGTGCTTCAGTTGCACGGGACCTGACTGCGGGTGTCTGATCGAGAACCATCATGTGATGGCGATCCGCCTGAAGGGAAGCTGGGTGGCGCATAATCCGTCCGCCCCCACCGATTGCGTGTCGTTTCATTTCTGGCGCGTCTACACCGGTGTGTTCACGCTGGCCCAGATCGCGCGCAAATGGCTGGAGGTGAAGGGCGACCCGGAATCCGAACGGGTGTTCTTCAACGACTGGCTGGGCCTGCCTTATGAGGTGGCGGGTACCGCACCGGCCTGGGAAGGGCTGCGTGACCGGGCGGATGAATCCGGCCGCCGGCGCGGCATCATCCCGGCAGGGTATCCGCTGCTGACGATCGGCGTCGACGTGCAGGGCGGGGAGACGGACCCGCGCCTGGAATGCCAGATCGTGGCCTGGGGTCCGGAACTGCGCCGCGCCGTGGTGGATTATGTCGTGATACCCGGTTGGATCGGGGACGAGAAAATCCGGTCCGCGCTGACCACCTTCCTGGCCCGCAAATGGCGGAATGAGGCGGGCAATGAGATCGAGGCCGACATGCTGGCCATCGACGCGAACGCTTATACCGATGAGGTGGAGGATTGGGTGCGGCTACATCCCAGGTCGCGCGTGATCGCGGTGCGCGGATCGAACCGTGACACCGCCCCGCCAATTGAACCGGTTGCCTATGAGCGCAACAAGAAGGGCAAGAAAAAGCGGCTGCAGGGCCGCTGGTACAATGTCGGCGTGTCGGGCATGCGGGCTGCGTTCTATCGCAACCTGACAAAAACCGACCCGCAGGAACGCGGCTATATCGACCTGCCGCGCGGCATGGGTGACCAGTTCTACAGGCAGGCGACCGCCCTGCGCCGTGTGCGCATCCACGCCAAAGGCAAGCGCGGCGTGACGGATGGCATCGACCGCTATTCCTGGGAATTGCCTTCGGGAGAGCGCAAGGAAGCCCTGGATACGGGCCTGTATGCCGAGGCGGCCGCTATCCGCCAGGGTTGGCGGGAACGCCAGATGGATGAGGTGTTCTGGGAGGGGCTGATCGCCGAACGCGAGAAGCCCCGGCCGGGCAGCGCTCAGCTGGATTTCGAGGATTTGACCCGGCCCGGCCCGGTTCCGCAAACCGCACCGGCATCCAAGCCGACGAAGGGCGACCGGGCCAACCGGTTGGCCTGATCGAAAGGAACGGCATGACCGATACCGCCACATTGCAGGCCCGCCTGGATGAGGCGGAGGGGGTGCTGCATGACTGGATCATGGGCTGCCGCGAAACGGCCATTGCCTATAACGGCCGTAGCCTGACCTACAACCAGACCAACGAGGCGGTGTTGCGCCGCTATATCGCCGAGTTGAAGCGACAACTGGGCCAGGCATCAGGCCTGCGCCCGTTGCGCCCGTTCTTCCGCTGATATCGAGGATTGATCGATGCCTGAAGGCGTTTCCCAGCTGGTGCTTGGAGCGGATGGGCAGCCCATGCCGCGCGCCCGCTCCATGGCGGGCGGCATGATGGATACCGCCAATGCGTCGGCCAGCGTGACCAGCCAGGAACTGGCCGGGTGGCATCCAGGCCTGCGCAGCGCGGACGGCGCATGGCTCTACGAACGCGACCAGACGGTCGCGCGCATCCGCGATCTGGTGCGCAACAACGGCTATGCCAGTGCGGCGGTGCAGCGCCAGCTGGACAGCGTGATCGGCGCAGGCCTGAAACTATCGGCGCGCCCGATGTGGGACATTCTGGACCCTGCAGGAAAGCTGGATCGTAAGGCCCGGCGAGCGATCGAACGCCAGATCGAATCCGAATTTCGCGCCTATGCGTATGACCCGCGCTTCTTCATCGATGCCAGCCGGCAGACCAACCTGTCCGGCCTGCTGGGGCTGATGTACCGGCATCGCATCATCGATGGCGAAGCGGTCGCGGTGCCGCATTGGATTGAAGGGCGACCTGGTTCCCGGTTTTCAACCGCGATTGAGGTGGTGGACCCGGACCGTCTGGTCAACCCGATGGGCGCGACCGACAGCGAGTATATGCGCAAAGGGGTGGAACTGGATGGCTGGGGCGCCTGGGTTGCCCTGCATATCCGCGTCACGCACCCATCCGAAATCGGCTGGGTCGAGCGCAGTTTCGAGACCGTGCGGGTGCCCCGCGAAACCGAATGGGGCCGGATCAGCGCGATCCATCATTTCGAGCGCGACCAGGCCAACCAGCATCGCGGGCGGTCGCTGCTGTCGGCCGTGGTCAAGAAGCTGAAGATGGGCGAGCGCTATGATGAGACGGAGATGCAGGCGGCCCTGCTGAACGCGATCTATGCCGCCTATATCGAAAGCCCAATGGATAATGAATTCCTGGCGGAAATGCTGGGCGATGACCGCAATTCCATCGGTGCCTATCAGGCGGAACGCGCGAGCTTCTATGACAAGCGCAACATCTATCTGAACGGGGCGCTGATCACCAAGCTGTTCCCCGGTGACAAGTTCAATTTCCGAACCGTCGAGCGCCCGCATGCCGGGCATTGGCCCTTCCTGCAGGCGGTGATCCGGTCGGTCGCGACGGCGACGGGGTCCAGCTATGAACAGGTGTCCGGCGATTGGTCGCAGGGCAATTATTCCAGCCTGCGCGCCGCGATGATCGAAGTGTTCAAATTCATCCATGCCCGCCGGTCCATCTTCGGGGAATCCGTTGCCCGTCCTGTCTATGCGCTGTGGCTGGAAGAGGCGGTCGATAACGGCACGATCATCCTGCCGCAGGGGCTGCCCGGGTTCTGGGAAGCCTATGCGGCCTGGACCGCGTGCCAATGGATCGGACCGGCGCGGGGTTGGGTCGACCCGACGAAGGAAGCCCAGGCCGCACAGATGCTCATGCAATCCGGCATCTCGACCCTGCGCGACCAGGGCGCGGAACAGGGTGTCGATTGGGAAGACCAGCTGTATCAGCAGGCTCATGAAAACGACATGCGCGAGGAATTGGGCCTGCCGCCGCCCGGTGCAGTCGGGCCGGTGACGCATGCCAGCGATGTTGAGGCGATGGGAGGGCGGACATGAGCCATATGCGCAACCTGTCGAGCCTGATCAACCGGCCGCTTTGCCTGGCGCCTGCGGCTATCCGGGTGCTGGCATCGCAATTCGGCCTGCGGCTGGATGACGGGCTTCCTGCATCCGCGTCGCTCACCCGCGCCATGATGCCGGGCGATGTAAGCCCCGATGACGGCTGGCGGCCGTATCGCAGCCAAGGCGGTGTTGCCTATATTCCGATCCAGGGCGTGCTGGACCATAAGGCGGGTTGGATGGATTGGTGCGGTTGGGGCACCAGCTATGAAGTGATCCGCTATCAGCTGGATATGGCCGCCAATGACGACACGGTGCGCGGCATCTTCCTGGATGTTGACAGCCCTGGCGGCAATGTGTCGGGCTGTTTCGATCTGGCGCGGCGGATCCGTACCGTGTCGGCACTGAAGCCGGTCTGGGCGGCCCTGTCGGATGACGCCTGTTCGGCGGCCTATGCCCTGGCGTCTGCCGCTGGCTATGTGTTCATTCCCGGTACCGGCAATGCCGGGCATGTCGGCTGCTGGCGCCTGCATGTCGATATCAGCCGTGCCCTGGACGAAAACGGAATCACAGCGACCCTGGTTGCGTCGGGCGCGCATAAGGTCGACGGCAACCCGTATGAACCGCTGCCGGGCGATGTGCGTGCCGATTGGCAAAACGATATGGATGCCATCCGTGCCGAATTCGCGGGGCTGGTCGCTGCACATCGCGGCTTGTCCGTCGATGCCGTTCTGGCGACGGAAGCCCGAACCTATATGGGCCGGGCGGCGGTCGATATCGGTTTCGCCGATGGCGTTGCCGACCGCCACACGGTGTTTCAAACGCTGATCGAGGAGCTGGGCCGGGCCTGATGCCCCGCCCGAACAGCCAGAAAAGAAAGGATTTTCCCATGGCGAAGCGCAGCATGTCCGCGCTATCCCGGCTGTTGGGCCGTGGCAGCAGGACCCGGGCCGAGGATGGCCAGGAAGAGGAAGACAAGAATAAGCCGATGGAAGGCGACGGCGCGGTTGATCCGAACGAGGAAGAGGATGCCGCCGAAGATCAGGACACCGAAGACGGCGCGGCGGAGCCGGGCGAGGATGAAGACGAGGATATGGCCGAAGGCGAAGACGGCGAGGAAGACGCGGGGAAGGCCAAGGGCAAGGGCGGCGCGCACGGCGTTCGCGCGTCTGCCGATTTCCGCAAGGGCCGTGACACCGGCGTGGCGGCGGAACGCGCGCGATGGGCCAGCGTGTTCGGGAACAAGGCGGTGCAGGGGCGGGAAGCAACGGCGGCGGCCCTGCTGGCGGCGGGCAATGCATCGGCCCGGGAAATCACGGCCATGCTGCCCACCCTGCCGCAGGGCGGGGCATCCGCCGCGACCGGGTTGGCCGACCGCATGCGCCAGACCCAGACCCGCAACCCGCTGGGCGCGGGTGGCCCGGCCGATGGTGGCAGGCGCGCCAGCCTGGCCGACCGGATGAAGGCCATGACCGCCAAGAGCTGACCGGCCCCATCCATCCACAAAGCCAAGCAGGGGCCGGGGCAACCCGGCCCCTTTGCTGTCTGAACGAACGGAGAGCAATCCATGACGACGCTGACCGAACGCAAATACATGTCCGATCTGATCCTGATGGAAGGGGATCGGTTCTATTCCCGCGACCGCGTGACGGTTGCCGAGAGTGATGCCCTGACCATCGGGTCGGTGTTGGGCAAGATCACCACGGGCGGGAAATACGTGCTGTCCGATCCGGATGCCGAAGACGGGTCGGAAGACCCGGTCGCCGTGCTGATCGAAGATGCCGATGCGTCGGACGGCGATGTGCAGGCCTTTGTCCTGGCCCGCCATGCCATCGTGCAGCGCGCCGGGCTGGTGCTCCACGCCGGGGTCGATGACGGCACCAAGCGCGCGGCGCTTGAGGCGGCGCTTGCCGCGCGCGGCATCCTGGTGCGCGACAGCGCCTGACCCCGGAAACCCTGACCAAACCAACCAATACAGGCGGCATCGTGATGCCCCGCCTGCGAGCCTAGGAGTGATCACGATGAACCTGGTTGATATTTTCGGGAACGATCTGTTTTCCACCGCCAGCCTGACCGCCGCAATCCGCGTGGTGCCAAACCAGTATGACCGGGTCGGCCAGCTGGGCATGTTCCAGTTCGAAGGCGTCAACACTACCAGCGTGGTGGTGGAGATCGATAATGGCGTGTTGAACCTGCTGCCCACCAAGCCGCGCAATGGCGGCGGGTCGGGCGAGGTGACGGGCAAGCGGACTGGCAAGTCCTTCCTGATCCCGCACATCCCGCATGAAGGCAAGATCATGCCGGATGAGGTGCAGGGCGTGCGCCAGTTCGGCACCGTCGATCAGCTGGAAACGGTGGCGAATGTCACCAATCGCAAGCTGATGAATATGGCGAACAAGCATTATCAGACCTGGGAATTCCACCGGGCCGGTGCGGTCTCTGGCGTGGTGCTGGATGCGGACGGGTCGACCCTGTTCAACTGGTTCACCGAATTCGGGGTGACCCAGCAGGCGGTCGATTTCGTGTTGGGTACCGACGCCACCGACGTGCAGACCAAGTGCTTCGATGTTTCGCGCGTCGTCGAAGACAATCTGCTGGGCGACCGCATGGATTATGTCCATTGCCTGGCCAGCCAGACCTGGTTCGACAAGCTGATCAAGCATCCCAAGGTGCGTGATGCCTGGCAGTTTCATGCCATGGTCATGGCCAAGGGTGCGTCCGAGAACGGGAAGGCGAACGACCCCCGCAAAGGGTTCTGGTTTGGTGGCATCCTGTTCGAGGAATATCGCGGGCGGGCCACGGTGCAGAACGCGGACGGTACCACCACGACGCGGAAGTTCATCGTGGAGGGCGATGCCCGTTTCTTCCCGGTCGGCACCACGGAAACCTTCCGCCACTGGGGTGCCCCGGCCAATTGGATGGAAACGGTCAACACCCTGGGCATCGAAATGTACGCCAAGGCGACGGTCGACCCGCGCGGCCGTTGGGTCGATCTGGATTCCGAATCCAACCCGCTGCTGATGTGCATGCGCCCGGGCGTGCTGGTGCGCGGGCATTCGTCGAACTGATCGCCCGCGACCGACGGGGGATGCGATGCGGCCCCGGGCAATCCCCGGGGCCGTTGCTTTTTGGGCTGAAAGGATCAATCCCATGCATGTGATCAAGACGCTGGCGCCACTGTCATTCCCGGAGAATAAGCGCGGTGATATCCGCAATGTACCGGAGGGGCGCCGGATCGGCGTGCCAGACCCGTTGCCGCTGGATGTGGCGGAACAGGCTGTGGCCGATGGCCGCGCGGAATGGGTGGGTGCTGCGCCCGGCGCCGCTTCCCCGCCCGCTGCCCCGACAGAGGAACAGGTGGCGGGGGCAATTGCCCAGGCCCTGGCCCAGGGCGAATGGGACCCGGCCGATCTGGGCAAGGATGGTGTTGTGAACCTGAAGCCGCTCGCGGCCCGCGTTTCGAACATTCTGGGTGTGCCCGTGCGGGTTACCGCAGCGGATCGGGATGCCATTCTCGCCCAGCAGGCGAAGTCCGGTGCGGGCGAGGGTGACGGCAAAGGCAGTCTGGTCTGATGGCGGTCTGGCGCGACAATGCCGCCCGGCTGCATCGCGCCGGACGGCGGGCCTTTGGCGAGGATGCCAGCCTGACACCCGGCCTGGGCCGACCGCAGGCGGGCGTCACCATCTCGGGCTTCAGCGTCGTGTTCGACGAAGCCTATCAGCTGACAGGCGCTGCGGAAGGGCAGGGCGTAAGCGACACCGCGCCCGTGGCCGAAATCCGGCTGGGCGATCTGCCCGCCGGTGTGGTGCCCTATCGCGGCGATGGGTTGCAGGTGAAGGTTTTTGAGGTTTGGACGTCCTGGACCATCACCGATGTGCAGCCCGATGGGCATGGCATCGTGATGGCGATCCTGCGGGAGGCGTGATCGATGACCCTGCCGTCGAACCATGTCGCGCCCGATCTGGTCTGGACCGGGATCGTGCAACCCATTCTGGCGCAGCTCGCGTCCCATGCGTCCTGGCTACAGGTCGCGGGCATCGACATTCTGGATCACCCGGTCGATCCGCAGCCCGGCGATAAGGGCAATGTGATCGAGGTTTATTTGGAACAGTCGGCCGAAGATTTCGCGCATGCGGGCCACCCGATTGCGCCCGATGCGGGTTGCACGCTGGCCATCGTGGCGCGGGTGCGCGCCAAATCGGGATGGGGGGCTGCGCTGTCGGGCCTATGCGCCCGCATCCGGGCGGCGCTGTTGCAGGATCCGGGTTTCGCCCTTGGGCGCCATATCCGCCGCATTGAGCGTGGCCCCGTCTTCGATGGGTCCGGGCGGCTGGTGTCGGGCGTCGCGGCGCTGCGCGTGACGCTGGGCGGCTACATGACGGAATACCCGCCGGTGATACCGGATCAGCTGGACCTTGTGGTGGTGGATGTGGCGGCCGAAGGGCCGACCGGCACACTGCCGCATGCATCCGCCGATATCGATCTGACAGAGGAATGATCCGATGAAACTGCGCGTAATCCCCGCGCCGGGGCGGCTGGTCCGCTATCCGGCCGATGGCAGGGTATTGCCCGGAACCGGCGGCAATGTGCCCGACGATGTGTATTGGCGCCGTCGCCTGGCTGATGGGGATGTGACGCGCGAACCCGCAGATGCTGCCCCCGTGGCGGCACCCACCACCCGCAAGCGCAAGGGGTAAACAGATGGTCAGCTTCAATTCGATTCCGTCCAACATCCGCGTGCCGTTGTTTTATGCGGAGGTGGACAACAGCCAGGCATCCGCCCCCAGCTATTCCGAGCGCACGGTGCTGCTGGGCCACAAGCTGTCGGCGGGCGTGTCGGCGGCCAACGTTCCGCAGCAGGTGCCTTCGGCGGATCAGGCGGCCTATCTGTTCGGGGCCGGATCGATGCTGCACCATATGGCGCGCATCGCCCGCCAGAATGACCCGTTCGGCGAAATCTGGGCCGTCGCCGTCGCGGAACCCGATGGTGGTGTGGCTGCTGCCGCCGATATCGTGATCGCCGGCCCGGCCAGTGCGGCGGGCACCCTGCCCATCTATATCGGCAACCGGAAATACGCGGTCGCGGTTGCGTCCGGTGATACGGCGGCGGAGGTGGCAACCGCCCTGGCTGCGGCGATCCAGGCGGATTCCTACCGCCATGTCACGGCGGCGGCGGATGACGACACCGTGACCGTCACGGCCCGGCATACCGGCACGGTCGGGAATGGGTTGCGGGTGGAAGTCGCGCCGCTTGGCCTGCTGGGTGGGGAGGCTTTGCCCGCCGGCATTGCCGTAACCGTGGCCGATCTGGCCGATGGGACGGGCGTGGTCGATCTGGCCGATGCGCTGGCCGCGATTGGCGATGACCCGGCGGATTACATCGCCCTGCCCTGGACCGATACCGGCGCGCTGGATGCGATCAAGGCATTCCTGGCCGATGATGCCGGGCGCTGGGGGCCGCTGCAGCAGCTGTATGGCGGGGCGTTTGCCGCGCGCGTCGATACGCTGGGGAACCTGACCACCTTCGGCAATGCCCGCAACGATCAGCATGTATCGGTGCTGGGGCTGCGCGACTGCGCCAACCCGGTCTGGGAGGTGGCGTCGGCCTATGCCGCGCGCTGCGGTCAGTCGCTGAAGATCGACCCGGCCCGTCCGGTGCAGACCCTGGCCCTGAACGGGGTCGCGATCCGAACCGGCATGGCGCGGTTCGCGCTGGTGGAACGCAACACCCTGCTGTTTGACGGCTCATCGACCACCTATATCGGTGATGACGGCACGGTGCATATCGAACGCGCCATCACCACCTATCAGACGAATGCCTGGGGCCAGGGCGATGCCAGCTATCTGGATGTCACCACGCCCTACACCCTGGCTGCCGTGCTGCGGCGGCTGCGCTATCGCATCACCCAAAAATTCCCGCGCCACAAGCTGGCCAATGACGGCACGCCCTTCGGCGCGGGCCAGGCCATCGTCACGCCCAAGATGATCCGGGCGGAGCTGATCGCGGAGTATAAGGAGATGATGCGCCTGGGTCTGGTGGAAAACCTGGAAGCGTTCCAGGCAAGCCTGATTGTGGAACGCAACGCGACGGACCCGAACAGGATCGACGTGGTCTATGGCCCCGATCTGGTCAACCAGCTGCGCATCTTCGCGGTGCTGGCACAGTTCCGCCTGCAATACGCGGATGCGGCCTAAGTCGGCCCGACCATCCCAGCCATTTGATAGGAGGCTTCCATGCCGTTGCCGACCATTGCCGGTACCGCCTATTTCCGGACCGATCAGGGCACGATTTCGACCGATGCCGATATCGTGCTGCAGCACGCCAACCCCGCCAAGGAAGCCGTGCTGGACGCATCGGGCCGGGTGGTGGGCACCACCGATACCCACCGGGCACCGGGCATCACGGTGACCGCGATCAAGACACCTGACCTGGACCTGGCGCGTCTGCAACGGGTGCAGACCGTGACGGTCGAGCTGGCATCGGGCGAAACCTGGGTGCTGTCCAATGCCGTGCTGGCCAACCATCTGGATCAGCAGGTATCGGACGGCAAGCTGGCGCTGGCCTTCCTGGGTACCGATCTGGATAAGGTGGCGTGACCATGGCTGATATCGTCATCAAGCTGGGCAAGGCGATCACCGCGCATGGGCAGGATGTGCAGGAGTTGCGCCTGCGCGAACCGACGACCTCCGATATCCGCCAGTGCGGCTATCCCATGGCATTCGATGCCGATGGCGTGCTGCACCCGCAGGGCGCGGTGATCGCCAAATATATCGGGCGTCTGGGCAATCTGCCCGCCGCATCGGTCGATCAGCTGGCGCTGCCCGACTTCACCTCGGCCATGCAGGCCATTCTCCCTTTCTTCGGGGGTTCGGATCAGACCGCGCCCGGATCCTGAACTGGCTGAAGGCCAATCCCCCGTCCCCGGCGGAACCGAACCCTGCGGGGGAGGAACTGACCCGGCGCTGCTTCGATATTGCCTATTTCTGGCGCCTCGACCCGGCGCGGGTGATGGATATGACCCTGGCGGAACTGGTGCTGTACGAGGCGGAAACCGCGCGGATCAATGAGCGGATCGAGGCGGAGACGAAAGCGATCCAGGCCCAGGCGCGGCTGGGGCGGTGATGGCTACTTGCCGTCGCGGGGCGCGTAGCAGGGGGCTTTGGCCCCCTTTTTCTTTGACTGAAATTTGGGCGAGGTGCGAAACCGATGGCTGAACAGCGCGAGGTCAAATTCTGGTTTCGCGGCTTCGACGGTGTGTCGGGCGTGGCGCGCAATGTGGCGCGGTCGATGCGGACCAGCCTGTCCCCCATTGGGCGGCAGCTGGGCGCGGTCGGCCGGTCGGCTGGGGTGGCTGCGCGCGGTATCGGGTCCATCGTGGCGCCGCTGGGGGCGTTGGGCGGCGCGGCTGGCTTGGCATCGCTGGGCGCCATGGTCAAGGGGTTCGCCGATCTGGGCGACACATCGGCCAAGACCGCGCGGCGTATGAACCTGTCGGTCGGCGCGTTCGGGGAACTGAACTATTGGGCTGAACGCAACGGGTTGTCGACCGAGGAATGGAACGGCGCACTGAAGGCGCTGTCCGGGCGCCTGGCCAATGCAGCCGGCGGGCAGAACAAGAATTTGGCCGAGTTGCTAGGCCGGTTGGGAATCAGCCTGCGCGATGCGTCCGGCAAGGCGCGCATGACGGAAGATGTGTTGGGCGATCTGGCCCTGGCTTTTGAGAAGAATATCGATCCGTTGAAACGCAACCAGATGGCTATCGCCCTGTTTGGGGAGGATGCTGGCAACAAGCTGGTCGATGCCTTGTCGCAGGGCAAGGATGCGATGACGGCGCTGCGTGAGGAAGCGAAGGCCCTGGGCCTGTCGCTTTCCAATGAGGACGCGACGAATGCGGAGATTTTTACCGATTCCCTGACCAATCTGACCCGGTCGTTCGAAGGCGTGCGGAACGTGATCGGCGCAAAGCTGCTGCCGATGCTGACCCCGCTGATCGACAGCTTCAAGGATTGGGTGGTGGCCAACCGCGAGATCATCGCCACCAGCATCGCCGGCGCGGTCGAAAAACTGGTGCGCGCCCTGTCTGAATTCGATTGGTCGGGCTTCGGGGACACGCTGGGGCGCGTCGGGTCCGGCATTGGGTCTGTCGTGGATTTTCTGGGCGGCTGGGAAAATGCGGCAATCGCGCTGGCTGTGGTGATGAATGGATCGCTGATCGCAGCGGTTGCCGGGCTGGCGGTGCAGATGATCAAACTGGTCGGTGTGTCCGGCGGTGCCGCCATGTTCCGCGCGATGACGGCGGCGGTTTCGAATTTCGGCCTGGCGCTGCGGGCGGGCTATGGGCCGCTGAAGGCGTTCAATCTGGCGCTGAAGGCCAATCCCGTCGGCGCCGTCATCACGGCCCTGGAACTACTGATCGGTGTTGGCTGGCTGGTTTATGAGAATTGGGACAGCATCGTCGCGGGTCTGAAGAAAATCTGGGACGTGTTGCCGGGTTGGGCACAATCGGCCTTCGGTGGCATCGCGGATGTTGTCGGCGGGTTGATCGATATCGTCAGCGCGTTGTTCCAGGGCGACATGGAAGGGGCGTTGGAGGGCGGCAAACGCGTGCTGTCCGGCTATGTCCAGTTCTGGGAATCCATGTTCGGTGGATTGCTGGAAACGATTTCCGGCATTGCGGACAAGATCGGCGCCGTGATCGGCGGTGTTGCCGGCGCCTTCGATAAGGCGGCCGGGTGGCTGGGGCTGGGTAGCGGATCGACTGCGGTCGTTCCGGGCGAAGACGGCATGGCCCCCGGCATGGCGCCGTCCGGGTCGGGCGTGCTGGCTGGGGCGGTGCAGTCCGGCGCGGTCGGTAATGCCGGTTCCGGGCCGGGGAATGTCTCGGTCGAAAACAAGATCGTGGGCAGGGTCGACAGTATCGACACCACGGTTACCGCGCCCAATCAGACGGATCGCACGCTGGGCTTCGGTCTGGCGGGCGCTATGCCGTAAGGGGGAATCCCATGTCCTGGAAAGATCGGCTGCGCCCGGCATCGTTCCGGGGCGTGGTGTTTCATGCCGATGCGGCGGAATATGAATTTGGGCGCCGTGCGGTGGTGCATGACCTGCCGCTGCGCGATGGCGGAATTCCTGAGGATCTGGGTGCTGCGCCGCGTGCATTCCGGCTGACCGGTTTTGTACTGGGCCAGGATTACGATCAGGCGCGCGATGCGCTGATCGCGGCCCTGATGCAGGAAGGGCCGGGTGCACTGGTGCATCCTTGGCGCGGGGAAATCCGGGTGCAGCCTGGGCGCGTCAGGATGCAGGAATCGCGCGGCGAAGGCGGCATCGCGCGGTTTGACATGGAATTCTTCGAAGCGCCGCTTCGAACCGTGGCGCCAGTATCCACGGTCGCGACCGATGCGGCGGTTAACCAATCGGCCAAGGGTGTCGATCAGGCAACGGCGAGCGCGTTCGCGGGGGAGTACAATCCGGACGGTCTGCCCGCCTATGCCGCCGATGGCAGCGCGAACGCCGTGCGCAGGGCAACCGTGATCGCCAATTCCGTTGGCGCGGCGGTGACGGCTGATCGGTGGCTGAAGGCACAGGCGGGTCTAGCGCCGCTGGCGGATCAGGTCGCGGCCGGTATCGGTGCTGCGCATATCCTGTCGGTCGTGACGGGCCTGTATGGGGCGATGCTGTCGGCGATATCGCCGGGAATCCTGGCGCGCGATCTGGCGCCGATGTCCGGGCTGACCTATCTGTCCGCGCCGTCCCCAACCCCGGTCTATGCCCGCATGGAACGGCAGGGCGCGCTGCTGTCGGCCCTGTTTCGGCAGGGGGCGTTGACCACACGGGCGCGCGCCAATGCTGCGTTGACCTATCCCAGCTTCGACGCGGCAGAGGAAGCGCGCGCGGCGCTGGTGACCGATATCGCGGTGGAACGGCGGGCGGCGGCCGATCTGGGCCATGACGATGTCTATCGTGCGCTGGGCGGGCTGCAGGCCAGTGTGACGCGCGACAGCCGCACCCGGTCGCGCGATCTGGCGCGGCTGGTGGATTACGATGTGGGGCCGGGTCCGGCGCTGGTTATCGCACATCGGCTGTGGCGCGATGCCAGGCGGGCTGACGATCTGGGCCAGGGTGCGGCGGTGTGGCATCCGGCATTCCTTCCCGGCCGGGGCCGGGCGCTATCGGCATAGGTGCTGTCATGACCGGGTCACTCGTGCTGCGCATCGACGGGCGGGATTATGAAACCTGGCTGTCGGCATCGGTGGATCGCGCCATGGGGCAGGAGGCGGGGCAGTTCGCGCTGTCGGTCACCGAACGCTGGCAGGCGGGGGATGAACCCTGGCCGATCCGCCCCGGGGCGCGATGTGAATTGTTCGATGCCGGCGAGCGACTGATCACCGGCTGGGTCGATTCCTATGAACCTTCGATCAGCGCCACGGATCATGCCGTTTCGGTGCGCGGTGCATCGCTGACCGTCGATCTGGCGGATTGCAGCGCGGTGGTACCGGGCGGGCAATTGTCCGGCTATTCCCTGGCCGCGATCGCCCGGCTGTTGGCGCAGCCCTTCGGGGTGTCGGTTGTGGTGGAAGCGGGCGCGTCGGCGTCGGCTGGCCAGGCCTTTCCTGTGGTGCAGATCACCCAGGGCGAGCGGGTGGCGGAGGTGCTGGGGCGGTTGGCGGCATCGCTTGGTCTGCTGTTGTGGGACAATGCCGCCGGGCAGCTGGTGATCGGGCGGGCCGGTTCGTCCCGGTCCGGTACCGTGCTGCGCATGGGGGAGAATGTGCTGCAGGCCCAGGCGACGCTAAGCCATGCCGGGCGCTATTCCGACTATATTCTGCGGTCACAGATCCCCGGCAATGATCAGGTTTTCGGGGTCGCGGCGGCGGAGGTGGAGGGCAGGGCCAGGGATACCGGCATCGGGCGATACCGCCCGCTGCTGATCGCCAATGAAAGCCCGGCTGACCCTGCCCTGGCGCGGCGCAGGGCGGCCTGGGAAGTCGCGACCCGCATGGCGAAGGGCATTTCCCTGCGCGCCACTGTGCCCGGCTGGCGCCAGGATGACGGCAGGCTGTGGGCCATCAATACGCTGGTCGCGGTCGACATGCCGATCTTGGGCCTGGGGCGGGAATTGCTGATCCTCTCCACCGGGTTCCGGCTCGATGGTGGTGGGCGGCGGACCGAGCTGGTCTTGGCCCCGCCGGAAGCGCTGACACCGGAACCATCCGACCCTGCTGTGACGGGGGCTAACGGGTCGGTGTGGTCCGGGTTGGTATCGATCAATTAGGGGGTGTCATGGCAGGCCCGATTGCACTGATCGACGCCATTCGCCGGGTGCGCAACATGATTGCGCGCGCGACCGTGGCGGCCATTCGGCAGGATCAGAAAATCCAGCGGGCCGATCTGCGCCTGCTGGCCGATGAAGCGGCCCGGAATGTCGAGCATTTCCAGCCCTATGGCTTCGCCCATCATCCGCTGCCCGGTGCGGAGGCTGTGGTGGTGTTCCCCGGCGGGGACCGTGGCCATGCCATCGTGCTTGTGGTGGAAGATCGGCGCTATCGCCTGCATGTCGCGGCGGGGGAGGTGGCGCTGTTCGATGATCAGGGTCAGGTGGTGCATGTGAAGCGCAGCGGGATTGAGATTGAGGGGCAGAACATCCTGCTGAAAACGTCCGGCGTGCTGCGCTTGGATGGGGAACATGTCGAAATCCGGGGCGGAACCTCTCTGCAACAGGAAGTGCACGGCCGGGGCCAGCGTCAAAGCCATGCCGGGGGCGTGAATTACGAAACCGACAGCTATCAGACCGGTGCGGTGGATGCCCCGGCGGTGGAACACGGGCTGGATCAGCCCGATCTGCCGTCCGCCCATCCGTCCGCCGGCGCGTGAAGGGCAAATCATGGCGGAATTGACCGGTGATATCGCACATATCTGGGACCCGGATCGTATTCGCGGCGATTGGACGGCAGGAACAGTCGGGTTGGCACAGGACCCGGGGCTGGCGACGTCCGTAATCCTGTCCCTGTTTACGGATCGGGAGGCAGAAGCGGCGGATATTCTGCCGGACGGCACCCGGAACCGGCGCGGATGGTGGGGGGATCGCGCATTTCTGGACGATGGGGCGCAGCCCTGGCTGCGCGGATCGCGGCTGTGGCTGTTGTCCCGAGAAAAATGGACCCAAGACACCGCGAACCGCGCCGTGAACTACGCGCGGGAGGCCTTGGCCTGGATGCTGGAAGACGGCGTGGCCGATGCGGTGGACGTCGTCGCGGAAATGTCGGCTGTCGGGCGCATCAATCTGATCGTCACCATCACCAAAGACGGCCGGACAGTCGGCGCGGGGCGCTATGGCCTGACTTGGGCGGCCTTGGCCGCCGCGTGAAGAGGGAGTATTAGCCATGCCGTTTACCCGCCCGACCCTGGCCGAGCTGCGCGAGGATGCGTTCCGCGCGTTCGAGGCGGAAATGCCGGATGTCGCCCTGTTGCGGCAATCCAATGTCGGGGTGATTGCCGCCGTTTTGGGCGGTATGATGCATCTGCAATACGGCTATCTGGACTGGATCGCCCGGCAGGTGATGGCCGACACGGCGGAGACGGCGTTTCTGGAACGCTGGGCCTTGATGTTCGGCCTGTCCCGCAAGCCCGCGAGTTTCGCGTCCGGGCAGATCGTGGTGACGGGTGTGACCGGAACGGTGGTGCCCAGTGGAACCCGGTTGGATCGGGCCGATGGGCAGTCGGTGGCGACCCAGGCCGAGGCGGTGGTGGCGTCCGGCACCGCGACGATAGACGTACAGGCCCTGGAATCCGGCCCGAACGCCAATGCGGCGGCTGGTGCCGCCTATGCCCTGGCTTCGGCTATTGTCGGCTTGGATGCATCCGCCACGGTTGCAGCCGGTGGGTTGACCGGGGGCGCGGCGGCGGAAGGCGACGATAGTCTGCGTTCGCGGCTGCTGGCGCGTATCCAGGCCCCGCCGCATGGGGGAAGCGTGGCCGATTATCTGGCATGGGCGCTGTCCGTGCCGGGTGTGACCAGGGCCTGGGTGTTGCCGGAATGGCTGGGCATCGGCACGGTCGGCGTTGCGATTGCGGCGGATGATGCGGAAGGTGGTCCGGCGCCCGATAGCGAGACGATCACGGCGGCGCAGGATTACATCGACACGGTGCGGCCGGTGACGGCTGCTGTCACGGTGTTCGCGCCGGAACTGCTGACAGTCAATATCACGATTGCTGGACTGTCGCCCGACACCGCCGCGACACGGGCAGCCGTGGCGGCGGAACTGGCGGCGCTGTTCCGCCGGTCCGGTGATCTGGGCAGCGTCTTTTATCGGTCCTGGATCTGGGAATCCGTGTCGCTGGCTGCGGGGGTGACCTCGCACGCCATCACGGTGCCGGCCGGTGATGTCGAACCGGAAGACAATGAACTGCCGGTGCTGGGGGCCATCACCTATGCCTGATGCCCTGTATCAAGCGGCGGCGACGGACTATGCCCGCGCGTTCCTGGCCATGCTGCCGCAGGGGCTGGCCTGGCCGCGCGATGATGATTCCGTGCTGGCCCAGGCTGCCCGCGCCATGGGGCAGGTGCTGCAGCGCCACCATACACGCGCGTTGACCCTGGTCGATGAATCCTGGCCGGTGCTCACCTTGGAACTGCTGTCGGATTGGGAACGGGTGGCAGGGCTCCCCGATCCCTGCACCGGCCCCCTGGAATCCGTGGTGCAGCGCCGCAATGCCCTGGTGGCGCGGTTGACCGCGCGGGGCGGGCAATCCCGCGCCTATTTTATCGGGCTGGCGGCCGAGCTTGGCTATCAGATCGGGATCACGGAATTCCGTCTGCACGACTGCGAGATGGATTGCGAGGCCCCGGTCTATGACGATGGATGGCTGTTCACCTGGCGCGTCGATGCCCCTGCGGTGACCGTTATCGATTCCACCAGCGAATCCCCCTGCGAAGAACCGTTGCGGGTCTGGGGCAACACCCTGCTGGAATGCCGGATCCGCGCGCACGCCCCGGCCCATACCACGGTGCTGTTCGGTTATCAGGATTAGGAGAAGGATATGCGGCTGCCCTTTAAGAACGCGTTGGCGGAGCTGCCGACACCGTCCGGCGATGGGGAGGATGGGGGGTATTTCGGGCCGGGCAATCCTGGTACCGGCCAACCCGCGACGTCTCCCGGCTACGATTGGTTTAACGATATCAGTCTGAACCTGCGCTACCTGCTGACACAGGCCGGCATCACGCCCTCGGTGCCGGGTGCGGCCTATGATCAGACAAAGCTGAAGGCGGCCATCGATGCCCTGATCGCAGAAGCTGCACCCGCCGCCCCCGCCTACGACATTCCGTTTCTGGCGGGCTACGGCAAAGGGATGGTCGGCGAGGACATCGAAGCAGAAGCGTATGGCGCCGTCCCGCTCGTCCGCGATGTGGTGTTTAGCGGGGAGGTCGCCAAAATCGCTCTTGCCCCAACCGGCGCGGCGCTGATCATGGATATTCTGGCAGACGGCGTGTCGATCTATGCCACGCCGCCGCAATTCGCGGCGGGCAGCACCGTGCTGACCCCCGGTATATTTGTCGGCGCGGTGGAGACGCTCACCTTGCCCACAGGAACCGTGGTTACATTCGATGTGCCACAGGTGGGATCGGTCATAGCTGGGCAGGGCCTGCTATTCACGCTCGTCGGCCGGGAGGCGTAACATGCTGTACGCGTCGCATAGGCAAACCTCCGCACCCGTTGGCGGGTTGCTGCCATTGTGGGACATATTAGGCCGCGCAGGCTGTCAGGCTGATGCGCTGCTGTGTCTGGATGGGGGGGATATGTTGTCCTACCCAGGATCGGGGCAGACATGGGCGGACCGTTCGGGCACGGGGTCGGATTTCGTTGTCGGGGCATCCGCGTCTGTTGAGGGCACTGACCCTGCGTTCACGGGCGGCGCGGGCGACCTCACCGCTGACACGCACTGGCAATTCGAATCCGGTGATCGGTTCGCGTGGCCATCTGCCCCCGCTGCGTGGATGTCGAGCCTGCACAAGGACAACGCGGCCTATACCGTATTGGCATTGGTCAACATCAACGGCGCGCCGTCGCTGCCTGCGGTGTTGTTCGGGACGGGCGATGTCGTCAATAACCTGACCGGCATGCTGTTTTCTGTCTCATCCGCGCGCAAATTGCACCTCGTGGTTTTTAATGGGTCCTCCACCGTGCGCCTGGTTGAGACGGACGCCGCGCTGACGGCAGGGTGGCATCTCCTTGCCGTCGCGGTTGACGAGGCGTCAACGGGGCGGTTCTGGGTCGATGGCGCGCCGGCCCCGTCCGGCGGGGTGGATGATTGGTCCGCAAGCTATCCCGGACCTTCCGCTGGTGGGTGTGCGGGCGCCCGGATTGGTACCGATGTCGGCGGCTATTACGCCATGCCCACGGGCACGTTGCTGGGTGGTGTGGCTGTGATTGATCGTCCCGTAACGCCCTTGGAGATGGGCGTGATTTGGCAATTGGCGCGCCAGCGCCTCGGGCTGTGATGGAGGTGGATATGGCGGCGCTGTATATGACGATCAATGGGTATCCTGGCGCGCGACCTGTTCGCGTCCGGCTGCTCGACGGTGGCGCGCTGGTCGGTTGCGCCCATTGGACCGATCAGCAATTGATCGATCTGGCAGGCGTCTATCCCGTGGTCGGTTTCGATCCGGCTACCCATACCGCTACGGGTGGCGGGGAATTGGTGGAGGGCAGGATTGCGCCGAATGTCGAGGCAATCCCGGCGGAGGTACTGCGTGCCCGCGCGGTGGAGCGTGTGCTGGCGGAGCGCGCGCGGCGCATGGCGCAGGGCTTTGACTATGATTTCGGCGATGCGCGCGGCGTGGTCCGAATTGGCACCGATGCGGCCGATCTGGCGGGGTGGAGCGAGGTTACCACGCTATCCAATGCGATGATCGCGCTGGGGCAGGGTTCGGCTGAAATCGAGATTTACCCGGATGCGGTGCCCGTCACGGTCACGGCGCTGGAGTGGCAGACGATTCTGGTGGCGTCCGGACAGTTCCGCCAGCCAATCTGGCTGGCCTCGTTTGTCCTGCAGTCGATGGATCCGATCCCTGCAGATGTCACGGATGACGTCTATTGGCCGGTTCCTGCGTGATCAGCGCAACCTGAAACGGGGAGAGTCCCGATGGACACGCCTGCAACGCTGGGCAATCTGTGGGCCGTAATCGGGATTTTCTCGGTTGCCCTGGTCTCTCTGGCGGGCTGGGTTTGGGTCAACCTCAAATCCAAGGCCAGCGCGACCAGCAATGAGCGGCTCTGGGCCTCCCATAACGAGCAATCACGGGAGCAATCGCGGGGGCTGACGGAATTCCGGGTCGCGGTTGCCCGGGAATATGTGACGGCCCAGCAGCTTGCCGCCATGCGCGGCGATCTGGAGCGGCATATCGACCGTCAATTCGCGGATTTGCAAAAAGCCGTCGAAACCCTGCGGGCGGATCTGCGGGAGGATCGACGCGCCCGCGCACCCGTCGCCGAATAGGGCCATCCCATCATCCCATTATCCCAGCCTCGCGAACGGCGTTCGCGGAGGCTTTCCCATTCCCCGCAAATCCGGGCGACTGTGTCGCCGCTTGCGGGGTTTCCGTCCTTTGAGGAGATCGCCCATGCAGCCCCATGGCATCCAATTCTCGTCCGCCGATATCGATATCCTGGCCCGCACCTTGTATGGCGAGGCGGAGGGGGGCGATATCGATGATGCGATTGCCATCGCCTGGGTGGTGGTCAACCGGGCCACCTTGCCTAGTTGGCCGGATCGTCCGGCGGCGGTGTGTAAACAGCCCTGGCAGTTTTCGTGCTGGAATGCGGACAACCCCAGGCTGGGCCAGATGATGGCCGCCGTCCGGAACGGTACGGATCGCTGGTTTAACCAGTGCTGGCAGGTGGCGGAGGGGGTGGCGGCCGGGGAATACCCCGACCCGACCGAGCGCGCCACGCATTACCACACGACCTATATCGCCACGCCCAAATGGGCGCGGGGTAAAACCCCCACCTATCAGACACCGGGCGGGCGGTACAATCACCTGTTTTACAACGATATCGATACGCCCCCGCCGCAATCCGCCCGCCAGGCACTGGATCAGCAGCGCCCGTTGATCAATACCCGCACCGGCCGGGGATCGGTCCTGGCTGGCGTCGCCATTACCGGCGGGCTGGCGGAGCAGGTTGCGGAGGTGTCGCAGACCGTCTCGCAAATCAGCTGGTCCGTCTCCTCCCTGCTGTCGCTCGGCCTGCCGGTATTGCTGCTGGTAGCGCTCGGTGCCGTGGTCTGGATCTGGTACGCGCGCTGCGATGACCGCAAGCGTGGGCTGCGATGATCGGCGTCCCATGCTTCGAGACGCGCGCGCCGCGCGCCCTCAGCATGAGGGAATTTGCAAGTCCCCCTCACCCTGAGGAGGGCCGATAGGCCCGTCTCGAAGGGCGAGGGGGAGTCGCGCGGCTCGGCAATCCAGGAGGGTAAAATCATGGCATGGTTGACGGCGATCCTGGCCCGCCTCGGTGGGGCGCGTGTGCTGGGCGGGCTGGTCCTGGGGCTGGGCGGGCTGTCGCTGCTGTTGGCGGGCGTACTGCACTATCGGGGCCTTCAGCGCGATCTGGCCCGCGCCCAATTATCGGTGCAGCAGCTGACCACGGATCGGGATGTGGCGGCGGCGGCGGCGGAAGCGAATGCGGATGCGGCGCGCATGTATCGCGATCAGGCCCGCCTGACGTCCCGGGTGCTGGCCCGGGATCGCGATGCCGCGCTCGCCCGCGCCGACCAATATCAACGTTTGATGCGGAGGATTCGCAATGCGGATGATGCGCCTGCTGCCCCTGTGCTGCGCGACATTATTGATGGGCTGCGCTGCCTCCGCACCCCCCGCCCCGACGGTTGTAACGCGGGTGGAGGTGGTGCGGATAGCCCCGCCCGGTGAACTGCTGACCTGTCCGGATATCCCGCAGGAGCCGTTGCGGGACGCAGCGGGCAATATCGCGCAATCCGCTATTGCCGAGTACCTCGCGCTGGTGCATCGCGCCTGGGCTGATTGTCACGGCCGGTTGGTTGCGGTGCGGGACTGGGTGGCGGGGGATTAGTGTGGGGAATACCCGTTTATCCTGGACAATTGGTCGGCACTCAGATCGGTGCAAAGCGCCAGTACGTCACCGCGATCTATTGTGACGGCCCAAACAGTTCGAAATGCGACACGGCGGGCTTCCGACGGTATGCCGTCAATCATATCTCGCACCTCAATCACACCGCGCTTTGCGATCTGTTCTGCCGATAGATTGTGCTGCAACTGGCCGATCAGGCGCATACTGCCATTATCGAGGTTTCGATAGACGGGAATAGTGTGCATGGTGTTTAGGCCCTCCGCATCCTCGGCCGTTGCCGCTTCGATTGCTGCCAGTCCGGTGCATGTAATGCGGGCCATGATCTCGACTCCCTGTTTTGGGCGGCGCCATCGCCACCCCTTGTGTGCCTAAATATAGGCACGATCTGCGAATGTGTCAACCGGCTTTCTTTGCCTGTTGATGATTATTTTCGTCCTTTAGCCCCGCCTCCATCTCTGACGCGATCTGATTGAGGGTCTGTGCCCTGGCGCGACACAGGGCCGCCAGATCGGCCCGCGCGCCATCTGGTGGCGTGCGCTCCCCGCTCGCCCAATAGCGCACGCTGCGCGGCGCTACGCCCAGGGCCTCGGACAATGGCGTCTGCCAGGATGGGCCATAGATCGCCTCCCCGACGCGGCGCATCCATTCCCGGTTGCGGTGCATATCGTCATCAAACATTGCCACGGTTGTCTCTCCTCGGTGTGGTGTCTATCGTCAGCCTGTCCGGTAGCGCCGTCAGGCTGTGCAGTGGTATCCATCGTCCTGGTTCCTGGCCGTCTGTGTCTGCGACCGCGATGATGGGGCGCCCGTCCTGCGTGCCATGATCCAGGACCGTCATATTTACAATTGCGGCGAACGGCAGGAGATCGAGCATCATCCTCGCCCCTATGGGGATGGCGACCGCAACGGGCACGCGCCGGGATATGCCCATAAAATGCCATGCCCCCGTCTCCGGATGCGGCACCACCAGCGGCAGTTGACGGTGACCGTCATCCCCTTCCGGAAAATCATCGGGCTCCATTCCCAGCGACAGCAGACGGTCATATAGCGAGATCACGTGTTACACCCCTGTCAATTTGATCAATGCCCGCCGCAGGGCGATGCGATAGCGTGGCTGGATAATCCATTCCCGGGCGCCCCTGTCCCATCGTGCGGTCGGAATAGCTCGTATCGCGTCGCGCAAATCGGCGCGAAAGGGGGATCGTATCGAAACCGTGCCGTCGCCCCGGGTCTGTATTGTTATCGCGTCTATCCTGGGCCACTCCAGGTCGCGCGCACGTTCAGCAGCCTCGCGACTTTCCTGGATCAGGCTGTGTAGCAGATCAAATTCGGTATAGGGCAGGCGGAATGCCCCGTTGACCCATTGTGCGCCGATCCGTTTCAGGCGCGGCACATAGGGTTTCGGGCAGGATATTTCCCAATATCCGTCGCGTGCGGCGGTAGTATAGGCGCCGTGCAATCCGTTGGGGATTGTGCCGCTCGCGATTCCTGCCCCGATCCGCTCCGCTGCCCCCTCCAGATATTGAGGCAGGATTTTAATTCGTTTGATCGAAATCGTCCAGATTGCCCGCCCGCGATGGGTGGCGCCAGCGCGGCGCGCTTCGCGGTGAATCAGGGGGGTGTTGCTGTGGTGGAGGATTTTCACCACAGCCCCCTCTTTCCCATCCAGGTCGATTACGCGGATCGTGTCCATCTCAATCGCCGAGGGGTTTCAGATCGCGGGCAGCGGCATCCACCGCCGCCAGGGCGTTCCCGAATTCCTCCAGGCTCTCGACCAGACATGCGCACCGCGCACGCGCCGACGCAACGTCGCGGATACCGAGCCACTCGATCTGACGCATGGATGCTGCCAGCTCATCCGCCACCTCGGCCAGCGCGTCCACCTCTTTCTTGATCGGCCGGCAATTGAACGCAACAACCGGAGCCATGCTTGCAAGCCCGGTGAACCACTTCGCGCAGTTCTCGAACTGCACCTGATACAGTTTTTCTTTATCGGTGCCACGGGCAGCGATGGTGTTTGCGAGGGCCACACCATAGGCATTGATCGCCTGGCTGGTCGTCAATCGGATCAGCTCGCACCCGCCGTCAAACCCGGTGTGCATTTTGGGGCGGATCGCTGCTTCGATCCACGTTGCGGCCTCATTCAGGGGGGTGTTCATTGCTTTGGTCCTTTCGACCGTTCCGGGCAGCGCCAGCGCCAT